ATTTTTTTTGACTTGTTTTTTAGGCGCGGCGGCTATATAATGTAGATAAACAAGATTGGAGGGTAAAACATGAGCAAACAAGCAAGCCAAGCTATAAAGTATGCGCTGGATAGCGCGCGGGTTAAGCGGTCGGCTCTGGCGGCTGCGCTAGGCGTGGCCAACGCACAAAGCATTAATGATAAGTTGAGCCGCGGCCGCTGGTCAGCTGATGAGCTAGCGACGGCGGCGGAACTATGCGGATATAGCCTGGCCCTGGTTGACAAGGCCGGGCGCGTCGCTGTGTCTGTTCCGGCGTCAACGCCGCCAGCAGATAGCGACGGCAGCCCCGCAGAGGGTAAATAACAACATTATAAGAGGATAGCAACGGCCGCACGCTGGCAGATGTTCAGCGGCGGCCGTTCTTCTTTATTCAGCAATATTTATAATAGATTGACAGCGTTCACAAAAATATAATAATGTATCATTGACTTAATAGCATTTTTTAGGGTATATAATTCAAAACAAGATAATTAATATAATTTTATTGATGATTGACAGTTTTTATTTGTCAATCTTTTTTTATTGTTGGATTCTTGCAAATAAAGATTATTGATTGTATTTATATTATTGATGTTTACAAAATCTGTTGTGATTGATATTAATAATATATTATATAGGTGTTGTAACAAAAGTGTGATGTGATGTTTAAGATTAAAAGTTTATTAAGTAATACAAATACACCAACAAGAGGCAGACCTCCGGCAATAGCCACCCAGCCGCAGACGCTGGAAGAATGTGCGGCGCTGCTAAAGCAGCAGGGCGCGGCTGTAGCCGTCCTGGCTGTGCAGGACCTGCAGGCCTATTGGTTAAAAATCATGACTGACGCCAAGGCCAGCAACAAGGATAAGCTAGCCGCGTCAAAGCTGTATGCTGACAGTATAGGCGCGTTTGACAAGCAGACGCACGCTAGCAAGGGTCCGGCTGTGTATCATTGGGGCGCGGCAGATGATGCAATAGTTGTAAACGATTGTTCAGAAGATGCTACCAAAACATAAACATAGATAGTACTTTTAACATAATCCTTATTATCGGACGTAAAATATTATCCTGCTGCTGCTGATTAGCTGGCGGTTCCAGATGTTGCGGCCGTTCCTGCGTGGCTCATGCGGCAGGCCTACCACGTTTTTGTTTTTGTTTGGTGGCTGGTTCTGGCTTTTGTTTGGCGGCGTTGGCGTTGATGATTTCCCTGGGTTTTCGCAAAATCTGAAATTGATTGTTGCCTTTCCCGCTGGCGTTGAGTGGGGGTGGGGCCCAAAAATTTCGCAGCCGCCGGGGGAGGTAAATACCAAAAATTACCAAAACGATTTTTTCAAGGGGGGTAAACATGGAAAACGTAATACAGATACCATATACTCCACGACCTGCATGGGCGAAGGTGCTGCATAAGGAATTAAGCAGACACCGCTTTGCAGTAATCGTAGCACACCGCCGCTTTGGTAAGACCATCGGAATGGTGAATCACCTTATAAGGGATGCTTTGCAGAGTGACTTAATCAGCCCGCAGTATGCTTTGGTAGGTCCGTTCAGTGCACAGATGGAAATTATTGCATGGGGACCATTGAAGTATTACACAAGCGTCATAGAGGGCATCAAGGTGAATGAAACTAAAAAGTATGTTGAATTCCCCAGTAAAGTACCTGGAGCGCAGGGAGCGAGAATATATATCGTTGGTGCGAATAACCCCGACGCATTACGTGGTACATATTGGGACGGCGTAATACTTGACGAGTATTCGGATATGAAGCCGGAGATGTGGACGCAGATAATCCGACCTGCAATAGAGAACGGCGACAGAAAAGGCTATTGCTATTTCATCGGTACACCCAAGGGGCAGAACAACTTCTATGAGATGTACAAGAAGGCCAAGACGAATAAGCGTTACTTTGCGTATTTGTCGAACGTGTACGATAGCGGCATCTTAGACGCAAAGAGCATAGAAGAACTGAAAGAGGATATGCCGGAGGTAGAATTCAGACAAGAGTATTTGTGTGACTTTAGCGTATCGGCAATCAACGAGCTTTTCAGCCTGGAGGAACTAGATAAGGCTTTCAGTAGAGAGCTGACAGAAAAGGATGTTCCCTATGATATGCCGCTGGTGCAAGGCGCTGATATAGCGCGCTTTGGCGATGACAGAACGTGTATATGGCAGCGTAAGGGGCTAATGGTATATTCACGGCCGAGAGTATATAAGAAGTTGAATACGATGCAGACGGCAGATTATATTGCTTTGGCAATGGATGAAAATAAGGCAGATATGACCTTTATAGACGTTGGCAACATGGGTGCTGGCGTAGTCGACAGATTGAGGCAGATGGGGTACACGGCGCTAAGAGAGATACCGTTTCAAGGCGCAGCGATTGAGAATAAGCGATACGAGAATATCAGAGCGGAGATGTACTTCAAGCTAAAAGAGTGGATAGAGGCTGGCGGTGCTTTGCCGGAGGAACCGGGATTAAGAGAAGAACTTGCAGTCATTCACTATAAGTATTCTAAGAATGGGCGTTTAATGTTAACGCCTAAAGAAGAGATAAAAGAAAAGCTAGGACGTTCACCAGACCTTGCAGACGGCCTAGTATTAACATTTGCAAGGAACGTTCCGTTAAGACAGTTAGGGCTTGATGATAGAAAGCCTAAAAAGCTAATGTGCAACACGGAGTATTCGATTATGGAGGCGGTATAAAATGGGTGGTATTGCAAAATTATTCGGCGGCGGTAACACACCGACTATTGAAAAGGTGGACCCGGCACCGACTACCGTTGCGACAAGCAGCGAAGTTGCGACCGGCAGCGATAGTAACAAGAAGAAACGTAAAGGCTTTGCATCTACGCAGACAAGCACTATTGCTAGTGGCGGCGAAGGCGGCCGTAATACTTTAGGCTAAGAGGTAACAGCTTATGAACTTTCAAACGATAGCGGCGAGCAAGCCACAGGGAACACTTCCTAGTGACGGGGTGCCGCTGAAAAAGAACTTGCCGGACCGCCAGCGTTTGGTGCGTAAGCTCAAAAGCATGTACGAGGACAGGCGAGATTGGGAGGACAGATGGAAAGAGATAAGAGATTATCAGCTTCCGTTTGTCGGAGAGTTTGACAACACGGCAGACAAGACCAATCCCGCGCGCAGACGTGACTTGAAGATTGTGCATGGCGTAGCTTGGAGAGCGGCACAGGTATTCGCTGCTGGCGTTATGAGCGGACTTACACCGCCGAGCCGCCAGTGGTTCAGATTTGCATATAGATGGCCGGAACTGAATACGAATGTTGAGGCTATGAAGGTGCTTGACACAAGACAAGAGATTGTATCAAGCGTGCTTGCAAAGAGCAACTTCTATAACAGCATCCATACTGTATATCTGGAATTGCCTTTTGGACAGTGCCCGATGGCTATATTCTACGACGCAGAAAACGGCGTGAGGTTTCAGACAATGACAATCGGTACTTATGCACTTGAAGCAGACGGCTTCGGCAAGGTAACTACTTTTGCAAGAAAGTACGATATGACTTTGCAGCAGCTAGCAGACTGCTTCGGCGTAGACGCTTTGCCCGACAATCTGAAAGGACTGTTAGACAATCAGACCAATCTTACTAAGAAGTATAAAGTCTGCTGGATGGTAGAGCCTAACAGTGATAAGCTGCCTGGCTACATGGACAGACTGAATATGCCGTATAGAAGCGTGTACTGGTTGGAAAAGTCAGAGAGTGACGAATACTTGTATGTTGGCGGCTTTGAAGAAGAAGCAGTACCGGTAGCGCGTTATCTTGTCAGCGGCAATGAGGCATACGCAAGAGGTCCTGCGTGGTTTGCAGAAGGCGACAGTAAAATGCTGCAACTGCTGAAAAAAGATTATCTCACAGCAATAGAGTTAAAGATAAAGCCGCCGATGCAAGGCAGTCCAAGCCTTATGAATAACGGCGGTATTAACTTGATGCCTGGCGGTCTAACAGCCGTAGATGACCAGACGCAAGATATGGTTAAGCCTTTGTTCGCGGTTGACCTTGACTTGAAGGACGCGCAGGAAGAAATTATTCGCGTTGAGGATGCTATAAAGAGAGCATACAGTGCTGATTTGTTCTTGATGTTAGATAACCTTGATAATAGCCGCATGACTGCTAGAGAGGTTATGGAGAGAACGCAGGAAAAACTGCAACAGCTAGGCCCGGTGGTTGAGCGATTGCAGGATGAATTCTTAACACTGATTCTTCAACGTGTATATAACATCATCGACAGAAGCGGTGGATTCCCACCGGTACCGGAAGAACTACAAGACATTTTGAGTGAAGAGGATGTAGAAGTGGACTATATTTCACCTTTGGCGCAGGCGCAGAAGATGAGCGGACTTGTGAATATCGAACAGGCGATAGCACAAACCGGACAGATGGCGCAAGTATGGCCAGAAGTTACGAAGAAGATTAACCCGTTGGGTGCTATTACAAAATACTTTGAAATGCTTGGCGTGCCTGCGATGGCATTGCGCAGTGATGAGGAAGTACAAGAAATGCTCAAACAAGAGCAGCAGGAAATGCAACGGCAGCAGGAAATGCAGGAAGGCTTGGCAATGGCACAGGCTGCGGCTCCTGCGGCAGAGGCGGCCAAAAATCTTACTGCGGCGGCGAATGATTCCAATCCGGCTATTACAAGCTGGCTAGGCGTGCCGGGAGGTTGGGAATAATGAGCGAGCAGTTTAAATATAAATCCAATACCGGCGATGATAGAAGGCAAGCACTGCTGACAGAGTACATGGTAAGAGAACAGGCAAGAAGGGATAAAGAGGCCCTGCTTGACCTGCTGGGGAGCGAAAGCGGGCGCTGGTTTTTGATGCGTATGCTTGACGTAACCAAAGTAAACTCTATGTGCTTTACCGGCAACAGCAAGACTTTCTACAACGAAGGCCGCCGTGATGTAGGCTTAGGCATTATCAAAAGCATTTTAGCACTTGGGCTGCAAGGCATAGAGCTTAAACAGCAGGCTGAAATGGAGTATGCAGAATTCCAACTAAAGCTACAAGAGCTGGCAGTGGAATATGTAGATAATAACAAGGAGGAATAACTAATGGGCGAGAACGGCGAAAACACAGTTGTGAACGGCGAAGGCGCACAGCAGCAACCCGATACCGCAGCGCAACAGCAGCAAACAGAACCGACTACTAATGCAACTAATAATACAAGTGCTTCCAGCACTATTGCAGGGAACGGAAGTAATGGGCAAGGCGCACAACAGCAGCCCGGCACAGTGAATTATGACTTTGCAGGAGTAGAAATGCCGGAAGGCTATGAGCTTAGTGCTGATGAGCAAGGACGCTTTGTAGATGTCATTAAAGGCATGAACCTTAGCAATGACCAGGCAAGAGCACTTGCAAAGTACGGCACAGAGTATGCAAGCCGTGTAGTGCAAGGCGTAGAACAGCTCCGTGCGCAAGAAATTGCTAAATGGGGTGACGAAGCTAAAACGGCACTGGGCGCAGACTTGGGCAAAGTACAGGGCCTTTGCGATACTGCCTGCCGTAAATTGGAGGCAATGTATCCGGGCTTGAACGTGCGTGAAGCGTTAGAAATTACTGGCGCAGGCAATCAAATTGCTATCGTGAGAGCATTTGCGAAACTTGGCGAACTGCTTGGCGAGGACCCCGGCTTGGCTGCACAAAACGGCGCACAAGGCTTAAACGCTGCGCAAGGCATTGCAGCAAACATGTACCCGAAAACCGACTGGAGCAGGTACAAATAATTTATTAACTTTTAATTAAAAAACAGGAAGGATGATGAAACTATGGCTACTATTGGTTACTCCCAAACTATGAGTGACTTACGAAAGTATTTAACTCCGCAAGGCGCTATTGACCGCGTTATGGAAGTGCTTAACGAATCCAATCCTATTATGGAAGATATTCGCTGGATGGAAGGCGATTTGCCGATTGGTACTAAAACTACTATTCGTGCAAGCCTGCCTTCTCCGTCTATCCGCCGTATTAACCGCGGTACTTCTCCGACTAAAGGCACTGTAAAGCAGCGCATTGATGTATGCATGCACTTGGAGGACCGTTCCTGCGTGGACGTTGAATTGCTTTCCGGCAAACCGAATCCGCAGGCTTTCCGTATGGCAGAGGACGATGCACACGTAGAAGGCATGGGCCAATACGTCGCACGTCAATTCTTGTACGGCAACTTGGACGAAGACCCGGACACTTTCAATGGTATTGCGGTACGCTACAATACTTTGACCGACGGCGGCAAAGGCACCCCAGGACACCAGGTAATTTCTGCTGGCACTCCTGGTACTAACACTAATGCTTCTATCTACTTTGTAGACTGGGGCGACCGCCGTGTAATGGGTGTATATCCTAAAGGCACCCAGGCAGGCTTGAAGACTGAGGACTTGGGCGAAAGTGATGTGTACGACGAGAACAACAAGCCGTTCCGTGCATTGCAGACCTTGTACTCTTGGAAGTGCGGCTTAGCGGTACAAAATGTTCGTTCTATTGTGCGCGTGTGCAACATTGATGTCCAAAAGCTTAACTCTTTGACTGACAGTGCGCAACGTGAGCTGATGAATAAATTCATCTTCGCAAAGAACCGTCTGCAAGACCCGAAAGCGCCGGTTGCGTATGTATCTGACGGCGTATACTCTTGGCTGGAGTGCTATCTGAACAACAAAAACAATGTTCATGTTACCCGTCAAGACTTCATGGACGCACCGCCTAAACTGTACCTTGCAGGTATTCAGATTAAGAAACTTGACTGCCAAAGCGAAACCGAAGCGGCAGTACAATAACCGGAAGGAGTGAATAACAATGATTTTTGACCAGCAAAATATGTACATGGACAATTCCTTGACCAGCAATGTAATTGCGAACGTTGGCGGCGGTGATGCGGCCGACCCGTTGTTTCTTGTTATCACTGCGCCGACCGCCTTAGCTACTAGCGGCACTATCACTGCGGCGCTGGAAACTTCCGACAGCGAAAGCTTCGGCACTAAAACCGTTGTTGCGACTTATACCCTTGCTGCCAGCAAGAAGGGTGTCTTGGTTGCGGCAAAACTGCCGTATGGCATGAAGGCTTTTTCCAGACTGACTGTTACCGGCGCAAGCGGCGGCAAACTGACTGCTGGCTTGACTGAAACTGTTCCGAACTGGCCGGGCTGATTTAGTACTTTAAGGGGAGGGCGAAAGCTCTTCCCTTTTTTAATAATCAAGGAGGAATAGTTAAAATGCTTAACATTACCGATGTATGTAATATGGCGCTGGCTCATATCGCCAAAGGGCGTATAAGCAATATAGATGAGCAGTCGGAGTTGGCCAGACAGTGCAAACTGTTTTATGAGCCTACCCGCAAAGAGTTATTAAGAAGCTACACTTGGGGATTTGCAAAGCGCGTGAGCAAGCTTGCAGAACTTAGTATCGAATCTCCGTACTGGTCCCACGTTTACGCCTACCCCGAAAAGTGCCTTGCTGTGCGCAAGATATTTGACGCTGACACCGGCGCAATGATAAGGGCAGGCGAACAGCAGCAGGAAGAGTGGGACTTATATATGGCAAGTGACAACGTGCTTGGTATAGGCTGCAATATCCCTGCTGCGTGGCTTGAATATACCTATGATGTTGACGACGTGGAAATGTTTTCAAGTGATTTTTTGAGCGCGTTTACTCATATGTTGGCGTTTAATATCTGCGTACAACTGACCGGCAACAGCGGCTTGCAGCAGACGCAGTATCAGCTTGCAATGGCGGCATTACAGAAAGCGAAGTATACCACGGCAAGCGAAAAGAAAGAATTGCCGGACTATCCGAGCAAATATTTTGACGGGAGGGCGTAATTATGGCTAGTGGGTTAACACCTTATTATTTATTGCAGCCTGCGTTTACCGGCGGCGAAATCAGCACCGAAGTTGCCAACCGCGTCGATTTAGATAAGTACCAATTTGCGGTGCTGCAAGCCTATAACTGCCTTATCAAGCCGCACGGCCCTATTTATCGCAGACCGGGCATGAAGTATATGGCACGAACGAAATATAACGATAAAGCGTGCATCCTGGTACCATTCAACGGCGCAGACAATACCGACTATCTTTTGGAGATTGGCGAGAAATATATAAGGGTGCATAAGAACGGACTTTATATAAACATAGAAGTTATGACACCGTACACGGCGGATATGCTGCAAGATTTGAGATTTGTACAAAGCGCAGACACTATGTTTATTGCAAGCGGCAAATATCCCGTGAAACAGCTTGCAAGATATTCAGACACTGACTGGCGTTTTGCTGATTTTGAAATTACTGATATGTATTTTGACGAATCAACTACGCTTGAAAATTATAGCGGCATAAGCTATACCGTGCCCGGCTCTTACAATTTCCAACCAACTGTTACCGGCGAATATCAAATTGATATAGCTGGCGCAGGCGGCGGCGGTGGTGCCGTTACATGGAGAAGGCACGGAGAACACCAAGTTTATAATTATGCCGCCAAAGGTGGCGACGGCGGCAGTGGTGAACGCATTATAAAAACTCTAACGCTGACCAAAGGCACAAGTTACACGATTACAGTCGGTAGCGGCGGCAGCGGCGGGGCTTATGCTCATAGTGCAGGCAACTACGAAGATACAACAGCTACTAGCGGCACTAAAGGCGCAGACAGTACGGCGTGTGGACTAACAGGCAGAGGCGGCGGCGCAGGCGGCGCGGCTAGCCGTATGTATGGCAAGGACGGCTATTATTCTAATGTTGGCACGCAAGGCATAACATACGGCGCAGGTGGCGGTGCTGCAGGTGGCGCAGGCGGTACAAGAAGGGGCGGTGTGAGTGGTAAAGCAGGCGCTAATGGCTGGGTAAAGATTTTATATACCGGCAATAAAGAATTGACACCTTCGGGAACGCAAGGCGATATTACCTTGACGAGCAACAAGAATATTTTCGCTAGCAGCAAGCCTGGCGCGTATATCAAACTTAAACAAGAGATTGCAAGCAAGACTGTATCAACCAGCAACGGCACTACTGAAAGAGTGCGCGTAGGCGAAAATTGGAAGGTTATCAGTCACGGAACTTGGAGTGGCAGTTTTGCTATAGAAAAAAGCGACGATGGCGAAAGTTGGAAGGAATACAGAAAATATACATCTAAAGACGATTACAACCCGTCCGAAAGCGGCAGCGTAACAGAACCGGTATTTTTAAGGGCGGTATGTACTATCAGTAGCGGTACTTGCACTGTTGATTTAACAGCAATGGCCTACAATGCGGAAGGCGTTGTAAAGATTACTGAAATCACCAGCGACAGCACGGCAAAAGCTCATGTTGAAAAAGAGTTAGGCTCAACAGATATGACTACTAACTTTTTATGGGGCGCATGGAGTGAAGAATTCGGATACCCGCAAACACTTTGCTTTTTCCAGGACAGACTATGCTTTGGTGGCACGAAGAAGCAGCCTTACATGGTATGGATGAGCAGAACTGGTGACTACGGCAATTTCAGTGTAGAGAAAGCCAGCGGCACTGTTACCGACGATAGCGCAGTAGCACTTGCGTTTGTGAGCCGCAAGCAGTTTAAGATTTTACACTTGATAGCAAGCACCGATTTAATCGTCTTGACTGCGGGTAACGAATGGACAGTAAGCGGTAGCGATACTGTAACACCATCTAAAGCCGTTCCCAAAATGCAGACTACACGCGGATGCAGCACTGTTGAGCCGTTGATGATTGGCGGCAGAATCGTGTTTGTACAAGGACGTGGAAGCACTGTAAGGGATATGGCATATAGTTATGAAACAGACAGCTACGGCGGCAATGACTTAACATTGCTGGCAAAGCATATCATAGAGAATGTACAGATTGTCGACAGCGCATATAAGCAGGAACCCGACAGCACTATATACTTTGTGAGAAGTGACGGAACTATGGCTTGCTTATCCTACATCATGGAACAAAAGGTATATGCCTGGTCGACGATAGAAACACAAGGCAAGATTGAAGCTGTGGCAGCAGTGCAGGAAGGCGATGAAGATATTATTTATCTTGTAGTACAGCGAGAGATAAACGGCGCAATAGTACGCAATATCGAATATCTGGCAAAGAATCCTGCAAAGAGCAATAACCCCGACGATTATATTATGCTTGATAATGCTATTGAGTATAGCACTGCTGAAAAGAGCAGTGGGGAAACAGAGATTGATGCGGCAGAGTTGGCAGGTGAAAAAGTTACTGTTATCGGTGATGGAAGAATGTATAGCGGACTGACAGTAAGTCAAGACGGCACTGTGACGCTCCCGGCGGCCGTACAACACGCTTTTATTGGCTTGCCCTATAGAAGTATCGTGGAACTTCCAAACGTCGAAATTAAGACTGGTGACGGCACTATGCAAGGACGCAAAAAGCAGATTAGTAATTGCATCCTGCGTTTAAGTAATTCTCTTGGCGGCATGGTCGGGCCGGATATAAATACTATGGACTTGATGAACTTTGATGAGCAGAACGCAGTGAGCGATATTAAATTATTTACCGGTGACAAGCATATGACTTTGCCTATTGGCGGCTTTAATAACGAAGGCAGAGTGATTATCGTTACGGATGAGCCATATCCTTTTAACTTGCTGGCGGTAGTGCGGGAGGTGTCTTTCGGTGGCTAAGAAGTGGACAGTTGAAATACTTGATAATAAGTCAAAAGAAAATGTTGTGCTGTTGATTGAAGAACTTATGCAAGATATACGGCCGCATGATAAGGAAGATTTGGAAGCAAGCAGTGACCCGGTATTTGTACTCATTGGTAGTATCAAGCTTGACGAAGAAACAAGGGTATACCGTGGTGAGGATGGCAAACTGCTTGCGATATTCGGCAAGGGCACTATGGAATGGGGCGCACCAGGGCGCGGTATTTGGATGGTTGGCACGAACGAACTTTACAACGGGTACACAAAGAGCCTGCTTTTCAAGGAGGCTAAAAGAGTGCTGAATGAATGGGTGCGTAAGCATGGACTGCTGCACAATATCGTCTACGAGAAGAACCGCACTAGCATTAACTATTTAAGACACTTGGGGGCGGTATTCTTGGTAGAGCCTAAAATAGGTTGGGACGGCAAAAAGTTTTATCAGTTTTATATTCCATATAGAGGGGAGTGAACGTAATGGGTACACTTGGAATCTTAATGGGGCTGCAAACTGTTATGCAGTTAAGCGGCCAGCATCAGCAGGCCAAACAGCAGGAACAGGCATATAAAGCGCAGGCGCAGGCCGCACAGCAGAACGCGGCTATTATGAGCCGCCAACGTGAGCAGCAAGCAGAAGCATATGCGCAGAAGCAGAGCCAGCTTAACGATAGAATGAGGCTTGCAAGGGGGCAGGCGCTGGCGGCGGCAGGCAGCAGCGGCCTAACTAGCGGCGGCAGTGTCAGCGATATTCTTTCAAGCAGTGAGAACGCTTACAGAAAAGACAGCATGAATCTGTTGCAGAATCAGCGCAATGATGCGTGGAGCACTTATGTAAACGAAGTCAATTACCGCAACCAGGCAAGCGCATATAATGCGGCGGCGAAGAACGCTAAAGCCAACGGCAAAATGCAGATGTTTAGTACGCTTGTAGGTGCGGCGGCGAACGCTTACTCTAAAGGTATGATTGGCGGCAGCAAGGGAACAACTACGGTAAGCAGTGACGATTGGTACGATGCTAACAGTGATTTCAATCTTCCTGCTAGCAATATGAACGGCTTCAATCTTTACAACCAGGCAAAGAAGAATAACCAGTTCATGGATAATACAGGCTTTACTAAATGGAACTGGTAAGGGAGGTGCAGTATGAAGATTGCAGGTTATCAAGGCAGCGTCAATTTAGGTACCGGTGGCGGTGCGACTGTCAAGGTATCGAGTGACCTTAACGCTTATGGCAGCGGCGGCAAAGGACTTGCCGCTATTGCCGGTGCCGCCAACAAATGGGCGGTAGCAGTAGAAGCACAGCAGGAAGATGAGGACAAACAGTCCATTCTTAATGCTATGGATATATTTAATAAGAGCCGTTATAACATCATGTACAACGATGAAAGCGGCCTTATGAATACAAAGTTAGAAGGCACTGCCGGTGCAGGCGCAAGCTACACAGAGCAGATAAATAAAGCAAGGCAGGATGTATTAAGTAATACCAAATTGCACAGCCAAAAGAACCAGCTTGCATTAGACCATTTAATGTATCAGAGCGCACAGCAAGGCTTCCAGACTGTCGACCAATACGAGCAGAAGCAAAAAGAAGCAGTCACTGATTTGCGCTATGACAATAATATTCAGAACTCCTGCGAGTTTGTACAGAAGAACTGGAACAACCCGCAGGCGCTGCAAGATGAAATTATTCGTACACAGTTGCTGACAAGTGCTATATATGGCAAGCGTGGCGCAGAGTTTATCGAATCTAAGAGCAGAGCCAACATTGGGCAGGTGGTAGCAAGTGCCGTCGGTGCAAGCATCACCAACGAAGATTATGGCACTATGCGTAACATCATGGATAAGTACGGTAGTTATCTGACTGCCAATCAGCGAGCTGCTTTTGAGAAGGTGGCATACGATAAAGAGAGCAGCGCTTTTGAAAGAAATACCGCTAAAGATTTGTATGCTAAATATGGCGACAATGAAGAAGCGGTACGCAAAGAACTTGAAGGCATGAAAGGATTTAGCGGCGGCGAAAGCGGTAATGATTTTGAGAATTTGCTAACTTCTTTCGGTATTCAAGAGAGCGGCGGCAATTATAACGCCAAGAATGGCCGTACAGGCGCAAGCGGCAAATATCAGATTTTGCCTAGTAACTGGCCTAGCTGGAGTCAAGAAGCAGGCTTGCCAGCAGGTGCGGAAATGACACCGGAAAATCAAGAGATTGTAGCACGCTTTAAGTTAAAACAATACTATGATAAATACGGTGCAGCAGGTGCAGCGGTAGCATGGTATAGCGGAGAAACTAATGCACAACGCTGGGTGAGCGGTAAAACAACGGATGTATGGGGGAATACCTGGGACACTCCGCAGCATGGGAATGAGCCTAGTATCAAAGAATATGCAGAGAGTGTTACCAACAGAGCGGGAAGTGTGCGCAGCACTCACAACATGAGCCAGGATGAGCAAGACCGCATTATGAAGCAGTACCGCACTATTAAAGCAGACCATGACAGAATAGAAACTTATAAGAAAAACAAACTTTTTGAAGGGATAAAAAATGAGATATTTGCTATGTTTGGTAACGGCACAAGCTATAGTGAAGCTATGGCGTGGGCTACTAACCAGGCAGGCAGTGACCCCGACAAGTATGTAACTTATCGCAATGCTGTTAATGCTATATATGGACCGCAAGGCAGAAGCGGTAGCGGTGGAAGCAGTAACGGAAAACTTGATGACGATGCAATAGGCGTACTGGAAGATATGCTGCAAGAAGGCAAGTTTTCTAGCATTGACCAATTCTTGGCATACGCTGCTAACAAAGGTGCATCATCTGCGCAGCGTGGGAAGTTAGAAAAAATATACAAAGATTGGTATAGCGGTACAGGCGAATTTGCTTTTGATATGGAAGGCCTTGTGCAACAAGTCGCAGGTAAAAATGCTGATGCACTGTACAAGAAGAAAATCCAAAACTATGGGCGGCAATGGGTACGCGCTTATCGCGTAAAAAATCACGGCATGAATCCGGGTGAAACGGAGTTGTTGGAAGCCTTGCAAAACTGCGTAACTACTAAGGTTTACGGCAGCTATGTTACCGAAAAACATTCATTCTGGTTTGACAGTACAGAAGATATAAAAGCAAGTGACGCAGATTTGATTGCACGTGGTATCGCAAGCGTAAATAAAACCGGGGATGATTGGTACGATGTTAAATGGTTGGATGGCACATCGGGCAAAATAAACGGTGCATATCTGGCAAAGTTACTGAAAGGAGATTACTAAATGGCTAATGAACCTTTAGACGAATTCGACCGCAGATTAAAGGCAAAAAAGGAATATGCTAATTATGGCTTTATTGCTGATATTGACAGCGGCTTGTCACCTGCTGAAACTCTAGGCTTTTATGACCTGCAAAAAATGAGTGACGATGAATACAACAAGTTTTCGCAGGCAGTAAAAAGCAATAGCTCACCGACGATTGATACTAGCAGTATTATCAACGACGATAAGCCGGGCATAGGCACTGCCGTAATGAACGGCCTTAAAGGTTCGGTGCGTGGCTTATTCGGTGCGGCTAAAGCGGCCGTTGACGCTAATATTGAAGCTCATAAGGGTGACAAGAATGTTGTTAAAGAGTATGACCAATCAGAGAACATCAGCAAGGCTTTAGGCTATGTCACCGATGAGATTTTGAAGCGCGAAGAAGTTAAGGCTGATACGGCGGCTGGGCAACTTGGTTATGATTTGGCCGAAAATGGTATTCAGCTTTTAGTACAGCTTGCACTGACTAAAGGCGCAGGCGCTGCCGGTGCAGGAATGAAAACTGTACACGCTATCAGTATGCTTTACAATGGTGCAAACATCAGCGGTGAACAATATCTGCGACTGCGCAAAGAAGGCGTAAACGCAAGCAGAGCGGCAGAAGCAGGCTTGATGAACGCTGTGCCGCAGGCGGTATTGGAAGAACTGCCGCTTGGCAGACTGCTAAAGAAGATGCCAGCCGGTAGCGGTCTGAAAGCTAAGATTTGGGAAGTCACTAAACGCGGCCTTGAAGAAGGCGTTACCGAAGCATTGCAGGAATTCCCGGAACAGGCGACGGACTTATGGGCAAAGAACCCAGGTGCAAGTACTGCAAAACTTGCGGAAATGTGGGGTGAGAACTGGCAGCAGAATTTGAAGGAAGCAGGCTATAGCGGCCTTATCGGCGGTATCCTTGGCGGTACAGTCAGTGGCGTAAGCGTTGCCGTTGACAGTGCCGTTGAGCACGTAGCCTTGAAAGCGAACGAAGAACGCAAGGCAAAGTTAGTAGCAGACGCTGAACGAATCAAAGAAACAGGCATTAACCCCGAATACGCAGGAGCAAGCATTGACGCTATTAATGCTAACGTAGAGGATAATACTGTTACTGTATCAGCGCAGGATTTAGAAGGCTACAAGCAGACTAGCAACAATAATAAACTTTTTGAGGAATTGGGAATTACCGAAGAAGAAGTTGCAATGGCTGCGGAGCTGGGGCAGGATATAGATATTAGCCGTGGCAAGTTTACGGCGGCTATGGCTAAGGACAATGCACTGTTTGAGGCTACAAAAGACAATATGTATTTTGACAGCAACGGCGAATTGTCGGACGGCGGCGCAAAGACACGTAAGGAATTGCGAGAAGGCTATAACTTAACCAGGCAAGCAAGTACGGAGCTTGACGCAGAACTTGACGCTATTGTTGACAGCGCTACTAAAGCCGGTATGAATAAATCTCATGCTGGCAATTTGCGCTTAGTGCTGGAGAGCCGCGCACTTATTGCAGACCCCGAAAATCCTGCTGCATGGCTGCAAAAGAATAAGCTGCGCTTTGAAGATGGCGGCAAAGCTAAACAAAAGAATGGCTGGTTTAGCAAGGGAGGAGTGCTTAAAAAAGAGCAATTCTATACTACTAATATTACCGGAAATGAGATGGGACACTATTCAGATTTGAAGAGCTTGCAGAAAAAGGCTTTTGCATGGTATAGGGACAACTTGCAAGGCACGAGCGTTCATAATAGTGTATTGGGTGATATTAGAATAGATAAAGGGTATCAAGAAAATAATATTAAATTTGGCACAAGTGGCAGAAAGAAAATGGAACACACTTCCGCTAAAAAAGAAAAACTTTTTGCATTGCGCTATTTACGTGAAATTATGGAGAATGGTAATTTCGTTACAGAATCTGCGCCGCAAAAAGAAAAACATTCAGACGAGAATTTTTATTATATTCATTCTGCACTGAATGTTAATGGTGAAAAACGTTATGTAGTTGTTACAGTAAGAGAACATAATGATAAATCATTATCATATTATAATCATAATGTTTTTAACGAAAGTGAGTATAAAAAAATAGAGGACGCGTTCAAGCCCTCGGGTTCCGAGCAATTCAAGGCTCAGCCCAGTATCTCAAACAAAACGTCCTCTTTTGCTGATAGTGTATCACAAAAAGCAGATAATTACAAGCAACAAAAAATTGTCAATGGTACACTGAAAGATAAAGGCATGATTTCCCCAATGGATGATGGTACTTATGTTATCACGCTTTTTAAGGGCGCAGATGCAAGTACAGTTATCCACGAAACAGGACACTACTTTGTGGAAACCATGATTAACGAAGCATTGGCAGACCCCAGCAACACAAGACTAAACGCTGATGCGAAAAAGCTCATGGAGTATGCAGGCATTGACGCTGACACATGGGCAAGCGGTGACGTTGAAGCAAAGAGAGCCGGGCATGAAAAACTGGCAGAAGCATTTGAAACCTACATCATGGAAGGCAAAGCGCCTAGTGTTGGCTTGCGCGGAGTGTTCCAGAGATTCGCTAATTGGTTATCAGCTATTTATAGTAAGATAGCAAGAAGTGAAAATGCGGCAGAATTAACGCCGGAAGTACGGCAGGTATTCGACAGAATGTTGGCGTGCCGTGAAGAAATTGAAGTTATGGCGCGCATGGAGGGCATATTCGGCGGCTTGCCGGAGAATATAACATCCAAGTTATCAGACCAAAATAAAAAGACCTTGCAGGATAAAATCTTGAAGGCTAAAGACAAGGCCGTGGATATTCTGACAAGGCGCGCAATGGCTGATTTCAGCGCAAAGCGCAGAGCTGAAAAGGCTGCTTTCATCGAAGAAATACGTCCGCAGATTGAGCAGGCAGTAGCGCAAGAACTTGTCAATCGTGCAAGAGTGCAAGTCGGGCAGGAATTTGGGCAAGAATCAAAACTTGCTAATCCCGCAATTATTGCGAGAAAATACAGACACGTTTTAGGAAGCGTACTGCCAAACTATAATGATATGCTGAACGATACTAATGCCAGCATTGACGATATACTTAATCCGATAGTTGAGTATCTTCAAGCAGAAGTCGACACATACGGCACACTTTCTAAAGAGCGTGTCGCAAACGCCAAAGATATGCTGGTTGCTATGTTCAGCAAGTCAAGACAGAAAACCGTTACGAATCCTACATTCGTTGTTGATGAGCACGGCATGGCTCATGCTAACTTTAGGCAGAAAATCAACGAATGGGAAACAATCGAAGCTAATCCGCGTAGGCTTGCAAGAAAATACATTTATGGTAATGAGCGCATAAACTATAACGAACTGTTAAAAGATACAAACGGAGCTATTGACGATATTTTGAATCCTATTGCTGACAGAATAGAAAGTGAGCTTGCGGAATACCAAGATACAGTCAAGAGTGAACGTGCGTTTTTTATCAATGGCAAGTGGGGCTACTTCGCCGCAACCAATAGAACAGAAGGCAAGTATGCAAACGATTTTGCAGGCATACCGGACCAGAGTGCAGTCTTGGTTGACTTCGGCGAGATAGGCAAAGACGGAAAACGTCATTGGACTAAGCGAGCTTTAGAGCAAGCGGATATTGAAGGCCTTGTATTCCATGAAGCAGGCGACAGTATTCGTAATGTCAACTGGGTGTCAAGATACGTTCACGATTACGGCGGCAACATAAGCGACTTGACCAGCAAAAAAGGACGCAGGAAAATTGCCGAAAAGATTGCAAGAGGCGAAGACATAGCGGACTACTACGATTTGCGCAGCACCGGTTTAGATTATGGCGATGCCGAAATTAAGGCAGACTTTAAACATGTTGTCGATGAGCTGGACAGACTGCAAGCGTTGAAGCATAGACTTGAAACAGACCCCGAAGGCGTCGACCTGGTAAAAGAAAGTAAGCGCAACCAATTATCGCAGGAGCAAAAAGAACTCTTTGACCAGATAGCAGAGGAAAACGGCTATGCCGGCGGCTATGAAATGGCAAGAGAGATTGTCGAAGGTTATACCGTCAATGAGAATGAGGGTAGCGACGTGCAGGATAACTGGGCGAGAAACTACATTCGCAACGGCGGTGACAAAGCAAAGCTCAAAAGCGAAGAAGGCTTGAAAGAGATTGCTGAAACTTTGGTAGAGGGTGAGCAGCTTACAGAGCTTAACGAGCTTAAAGCCTTGAAGCACGAGCTTGAAACTAATCCGGATAAAGTCGACCTTGTGGAGATGAGCAAAAAGCGTGCCTTGTCTAACGAGCAGAGAGAACTGTTTGACTGGGTGGCTGACAGTTTGGGCTATGACAGTGGCGATGCTATGGCGCAGGATATTTTGACTTCACCGAGCGAAAGAGCTATGGTACGTCAAGAGATTGACAAGGCTGTGAACCGCAGATTCCCCGACTTCATGCAGGAGCGTGAGCAGGCAAGAGAAGCGGCAAGGGAAGCACTCTATAATGACGAGAGCGGCGAAGTGGTGGCACTTGAACAACAGCTTATTGATGAGGCACTCAACGAAATAAGCAACAAGGATATTAAGCAAAAAGAGCGTGAGAATATTGCTAAAGTGCGGAAGCAGAACGCAGACAATTTTGCTAAACGCTATATTCAGACTTTGCCAGCAGGCGAAGTTATGAAGCCGAGAAGATTTGCTATGGCAGAACGCAGAGCGGCGGCTAATGCAAACAAGGCTGCTAAAGCCGGACTTTTGGAAGAAGCGGCTATGTATAAGCAGCAGCAGATGATTAATCACGCTTTGTATCGTGAAGCAGTCAAGGCCAAACATCAGATTGAAAGCGCAAGAAAGTACGTCAAAAAGCAGATGCACAGCAAGAAAGAAGTGTGGGGAACAGAGCAGCACTTCTTCCAGATGTGCGCATTGCTGGAGCGTATGGGCTATCACCGCAAGGACTTTAACACCAACGGCAGAGAAGTGCAGCCGCTTAGCGATTACATTGCAGAGATGCAGGCAAAGTACGGTGACGAAATTATTTCTATGCCGGAGTTTGTTTTGAACCCGAATAATGATTTGACCAATGCACCGCAGCTTAGCCTTGCGAACTATATGGACGTTATCGACGCACTGAAAAACATTCGTGCTATTGCAAAGCAGGATACGCAGATGAACAAAATCGCCGCCGGTGAAGCCTTTGAACAGGTTAAGGCTGACACGATAGCGCACCTGCAAGAATTGCCGGTAGAGTATGAGGCGGAGATTGGCAGCGACAGCAAAAAGAGCCTGCGTAAGCGAATTGTCGAATGGCCTAAAAACTTCATGGCTACGCTGCGTAATGCTGATAACTTCTTCTTGATGATGGATAATTGGACAGAAGGTTATTTTACTAGGGAATTTTACAACAAAATCAACCATTGCGCAGATATGGAAAGCACGATGCTTGAAGGTTATCAGAAGGAGCTTACAGATGCTTTGCAGAAATGGGAGCCAGACAAAGAAACCGGCATTGCGCACGATAAAAGAATTTACTACGAAGAACTTGGCGGCAGCGCAGATAAGCATGCTTTGATTGCTATGCTGTGCAACCTGGGCAGTGATAGTAATGCTGCAAGGCTGTGTTCGCAAAAACCGGTAGGCGTAAAGAATTCTGATATATGGGTGGAAGAATCGGAGCTTATAGGCAAAGAAGAAGCAATGCTGCAAACCAAACAAAACCTTATAGAGTTTTTGTGCAAGCATCTGACTAAAGCAGATATTGCCTATGCCCAGGCGCGTATCAATGCAGCAAGTAAATTCTGGCCTATGCTGGCAGAAGTCAACCGCAGAACAAAAGGCTTTGAGCCGCCTAAGATTGAAGCGTCGCCGCTGGTGATGAAGCTTGCAAGCGGTGAAAGCGTGGTATTTGAAGGTGGTTACTTCCCGTTGGAGCGTGATACACGTACCGGCAGTATGCCCGGTAAATTCGACAGAATCGACAGTACCGAAGAAGGCAGCAGACCGCCGCAGCGGACTTTGGCTACTAATACCGGTTCCAGCAAGGCGCGTACTGGCGGCAAGTATCCCGTCGACTTATCGCGCGGCAGTGAGGTTACGGCGGTGAAAAGCACTATTCATGATATTTGTTATCGTGAAACAATGCTTGATTTCAGAAAGATACTGAACGATGAGGATATTTACCGCAACATGGTTGAGCGTTTAGGCGATACCAACGTAAGACTTTTGAGAGAGTTTTTGCAGGCTTGCGCTAATCCGTACGGCAATAAAACAGCATATATGGCAGAGAATCTGTTTACGAAAGCCGCCAACGCTTTACGTAATATCGCAACAAATACGGCTATTATGCTTAACTTCAAAACGGCAATGCAGAACTTTTCTAACATCCTGCTATATGGTAATAGTGTAGAAGGCTTTACTCATGCCGACGCTTTCAGAGCCTTGTACCGTGGCTTTACAGGTGAAGGCAGGGCAGAAGTAGATGCGATTTGTGCAAAAAGCGTGTTTATGCGTGAACGCATGGAAGTACCAGACGTTACATTGAGAGATATTCAGAATCGTTCCGACCTTAACTCAATTGAGAAAAAGACGCTGAAATATGGTGCAATGCTGTTAGGCTACACTGATATGATGACTGCAAAGCCGGTATTTGCAGAAGCATACATGAAGAAAATCAACGAAGGCAAGACGGAAGAGGAAGCACTAGACTTTGCGAACGCTGTTATTCGGCGCACGTTAGGCAGCAGCCGAATTCATGATGTATCAAGTCTGCAACGTGGCAGCGGCTTATTCAGACTGTTTACGATGTTCCAGGGATTTTTCAACACACAGTTTAACCAATGGGACAGAGAAGCACATATCGCCAAAAGGTTATGGAATAGCGGCGAGAAAAAAGAAATGGCTGAACGGCTGATTGCTTTCGTTACCGCTAAATGGTTAGGCGTATGCTTGCTGAACGTAGCTATTGCAGAGCTTTCTTTGACCGCGCCTTTTGAGAAAGACAAAAAAGACGATTGGAATAATCTTGCAAAAGAGCTTATCAACTACCCGTTGTCTATGGGCGGTCCCGTCGGGCAAGCGGCGAACGTTGGTGTACAGAACTTGCTAGGTATGAGGAACTACGGCTACAGACTGACTGCGGCGCAAGGCTTGATTGACAGAGGCTTTACTGTTGCAAGACGCTTGAACGACGTTGCGGAAGGCAAGAAAGAACCCGGCGAGTTAATAGAACAAGCAGCATATGTCGCCGGCGCATATCTTGGTATTCCCAGTGGTATCTTTAATATCATATTCAACGGCATAGATATTGCTGCTGATGATATGGACTTTGAGCTGCAAGACATTTACAAACGCAGGCCAAAAAGCGAACGCAAAAAAGATTGACAAAAATTTCACAAAGTAGCATAGATACGAACCTTTGAAAATGAATGTATAATTAGTTAAAGTGATTTTATTAAAAGTAGATATATTTTTATATATCTACTTTTTCTTTTGGCAAAATAATAAAAGGAGGGGAGCTATCATGATTGCTCATGTAGATAACAGAATCACATATAACGGCAATGGAAATGCAACAGAGTTTGCGTATCAGTTTAAAATTTTAGACCGAACAGACATTAAAGTTATGCTGACAGACGCAGACGGCAAAGAAAAACTGCTGACTAAAGATTATTATGTTGATGTTGAAAAAAGCGTTGTACGTTATCCAGGTTACGCAGTTGGCGCTGAAGTGCCGGAGAGCGAAAGACCGGCGGTATTGCCGACGGGCTGGAAACTGACGATTTACAGGGAAGTGCCGGTGACGCAGGAAACAGACTTGCCCGACCAATATCCTTTTAACCAGGTTGAGGCTATTGGTGACAAATTGACGATGATTGCGCAACAGCTTACCGATACTACCGGCAGAAGTTTGAAAATCGGTGTAAGCAAAAGTACTGATATTGATACTGTAATCCCGTGGGAGAACGGCAAGAGCTTTAGAATTAGCGACGACGGAAAAACTCTTGAATTGTCGGAAGACCCGGCAAAGGTTTTGCCATTGGCGCAAGGTGTTTACGCGCAGACTCAAGCACAAGCACAGAGTGCTGCTGCAAGCGCAACTGCGGCAGCAAAGAGTGAAGATAGTGCATTCAAATCAGCAGGCGTAGCAGGTAACAGCGCACAGTACGCGAGCTTATCTGCTGCAAGCGCTTCTGAAAATGCGGAGCTGACGAGTGGTTATAAGCAGGAGGCATTAACCGCCAAGGCTGACGCTGCGGCATCTGCAACCAACGCGAAGGCAAGCGAAGCCAATGCAAAAACTAGCGAAAACAACGCAGAAGCCAGCAAGGAAGCAGCTCAATCTGCTGCTACTGCTGCTAGTAACTATGCGTCTGCTTCCCGAGGTAGCGCAAATGAAGCACAGACCTACAAGACCAATACACAAACCTATATGAACAACGCTAAGAATTATAGCGAAAATGTGAATGTATTTATTCCTAGTGTATCTTCTTCTGGTGTGTTGAGTTGGACAAATAAGGCTGGCTTGGATAATCCTGCTAGTGTAAACATTAAAGGTGCAAAAGGTGACAAAGGTGACACTGGCGCACAAGGTATACAAGGTGTAAAAGGCGATAAAGGTGATACAGGTGAGCAAGGCTTACAAGGTATTGCTGGTACTGCTGCTACTATCCGTATTGGTAGTGTGTATACAGGTGAACCCGGTACTAATGCAAGTGTTACCAATAGTGGTACTTCTACTAACGCTATCTTGAACTTTACGATTCCAAGAGGTAATCCGGGTTCTGGTGGTGGTACTTCTATTGATGTGGATGCTGAATTAAGTGATTCCAGTCTGAACCCTGTGCAGAACAAGGTTATCAAAGAAGCCTTAGATGGTAAATTGGGTAAAACTGAAACAGCAGCAGCAGCACTTCATGATGGTGCAGGTAATGTCATTGTTGATACCTATGCTAAGAAAACAGATATTACTAATATTACTGTGGATAGCTCACTGTCCAGCACTTCGACTAACCCTGTACAGAACAAGGTTATATACAGTGCCTTAGAGGACAAAATGAATACCGCAGATGTTCTCTCTGGTTTTGCTTTATTTGGTGGAGCTACTAACATAAGGTGGCGTGAAGGTACACAATTTGTTGGTTCAATCAACGCTGTGAATTATAGTGGCACGGCTCGTGCAGCAACCCATGATGGTGATGGCAATGTAATCACATCCACCTACGCTAAGAAAACAGATATTAGTGGTGTGGTTAAATCTGTCAATGGCACAGCACCCGATGCGAGTGGTAATGTAACTATTACGGCTACTGGTGGTGTAAGTACATCCTCTGCAAATACATGGACGGCAGTGCAGGAGTTTTATAATACAAAGACCTTCCGCGCCTGCCATACCGGCCATTTTGTAGAAGGTACTAGCGATACACCGGTAACTGATACAATGTGGTATACAACAAATGGTGATTTTACTCTTAATCTCTCTAATTTTGCTATGTTGCTTGGTACGTATGAATCTATTGTATTCTCTGCATACTTTACTGCTGATGCTGACCATGCTCTGACTATCAGTGGTGCAGGCACTATGACATACATAGGTAGTGCAAGCGATATTGCTATTTCCGGCTCTGGTACACTTCTGACTGTCTGGATGATAAAGAACTCTAATGGTGTTGTAAGTATTGTACAGGCTCATAAGTTAGGAAGTGGTACATAATGAGAAGATTGTTCTTTGGTGAAGTAAAGGTTGAAGATGGTAGCAAGAAGTGGGATTATGATGAAACAAATAATAAAACAATAGCTTTTACTGTTCCACCAGGTATTAAAAGAATCAAAGTGTTTGCAGAAGTTGACTATGCTTCGGGAGAGCCGAATATTTACGTGGGTGCTTCTATAAAAAATAAAATGACTAATAAAACATGGGGCGAAGGCCTCTCAGAAGCTAATGATGCAGGAGATAACGTGTCCCATCAAGATATTGATTCTATTGTAGGTGTGACTCCGAATAAAACCTATACATTATATTTTGATTGTTATGCTACATCTGGTGTAACTTTTTCATGGGGTAAAGCAATAAATGCGATGACACCTACAGTTGAAGATTATTAAGCAAAGGAGAAACAAAATGCAAACAAAATATAAACACAAAGACCAAACCTACTCTAGCATTTACCCACTTTCAGAAGCCTTAGGCAAAGAGGGTATTTTCATCCCACTATCAATCAGCGATGAATCCTTAGCAGAATTAGGCGTAATCATCACGCATGAGGAAGAACCCTTAGAAGTAATTAAGCAACGCAAGATTGCGGAGCTTAAATATCAGCGTGATAAAGCAGAGGTTACTCCCATTGAATACAATGGACATAGTTATGACTTTGATAGTAAAGCCCGTGACAGAATCAGCGCTGCAATTATTGCGCTGGAACTGCAAGGCGAGGGAGCTACAATAGAGTGGACCACGGCAGATAATGATGATACGCCAGTAACTGCTACCGATTTAAAGATGATTATTGCTGCTGTGGCGGTGCGCTCAAACAAATTGCATACTGCATATCGTATAGCGAAAGAAAAAGTTGAGGAAGCAACTACGGCAGCAGATGTAGAAGCTGTGACGTTTGAAGTTTAATTTATAGGGGTGTAGTGAAATGATAGAACAGTCTTTAGATGCGGCATTGAACTCTATTATTAACGTCATATCTGGTTGCGTAATAACGTTGCTTATTACTATGTACCGGCAAAAGAAGAAACAAAATGATGCGTTGAAAGTGGGACTGCAAGCGTTGCTGCGTGACAGAATTATCCAGGCTTATAATCACTATGTCCAGGATAGAGGATGGATACCTATCTATGCCAAAGAGAGTATCGACGCCTGCTATCGGAGTTACGAGGCGCTAGGTGACAATGGCGTGATTGACAGTCTGATGGAGCAGTTAAATGAACTGCCTAACTATGATTTAAAAGAACATGATGAAAAATGTAAGGAGTGTAAGTGTCATGCGTAAAATAATTAATATGTTAAAGAAGAACGACAACGCTTACAGCGTAGGCAGAATCTGCGCTGTGATTGGCTTTGTTGTTTGGGTATTGGTTACACTATGGCTTGCTTTTTTTGCCAAGACCTGGAGCGGCTACGAGAGTTGTACGCTTGGTATGGTTACACTGCTGCTTGTACAGTTAGGCAATAAGGCTATTGAAACAAGAATGTTTAAGGTGAAAAGTGAGGAGCGGAACGATGAGCGATTGGAATAAAGCATTAGCGACAGAGATTGCAAAAGGATTGATTAATACAGGAATTGAAGGTGGCTATGACAGCGTGGCGAAGTCTACGGCTTATGCTTATCCGTCAATCGGCGTGTCACAATGGGAAGGGAATAGAGCAAATGAGCTGCTGAGAGCTATCCCCGGCGGCGCAGAGTATGCAGACCGCACTTACATTGATATTAAGGCAAGCGGCGAACTGCCGATGCTGAAAGAGTTGTTAAGAAGCGACGCAGGACAACAGGCACAATTAGAACAGTTGTCACGTGACTGCCTGCAATATGTCGAAGTGCTTCAGCAGGTGCCGACGTTGGACGATACACGTTGCATTATCTATGCCGGAATGTGGTGCCCTACATCTACTTGGGTAGTTAAGCGCTTTTTGGCTAACAGATATATGCACGTTGACCTGCGCAGTCTGGAAGCACTCTATAAACTGTTTAAAAACTACTACTGGGTTGCCGCCGATGTTGGCGAGATGTATAGAGCAGGTTACGCCAATAGAGCGGAAGCTACGTATCAGTACGTCGCTGGCATTGACTTAACAACACCATACGGCGTGCCTGCTTATGGGTATGCTGGCAACGGAAGATGATTTAAAGCTTATGCTTTAGATACAGTCACCGACAAGAGGTTTAGTTATTCCCTCTCCTATACGTGTAGCATTTTCTGGTATTTTTATTTGCGTAATAGCCGGTGACACATTCTACAATGATTGGAGGTGATACAATGGAAGAACTGAAAATGTTTGTGCTTGACAAAAAATTTTGGGTAGGCCTTATTATAGGCTTTACTCTTGGTGCATTGCATCATTATTTCGGATTATAACAAACTACCAGGCACATAATAATAATCTTCTACAAAAGGCGTAAATTCGCACAAAAATACTTCGCCTATGAGCGTTTTAAATTTAGTGCCGCTTATGATTTATCCTGCGGCGAGCTAAAGCCGCTTGTAGGCGAAGTTTGTGCTTCTGACGCGATTTATTATATTTTGCAAATATAGATATTTATATGAGGTAATAATGAAAGATGAAACAAAACGCAAGATTGATAAAGCTGTTAAGATTGGTCTTATTGTTGCTGGTCTTTTCCTTATCTGCAATGACATTTACTGGCGGTGGCACAGCAGAAGCGGCGCCCCAGCGGATAACGCTGTCAATCGAACAGTGGAATCAATTCAAAAATCAAACGAATCTGCTGGAAGCGAAGTTGAATCTGGCAGACGAGAAATTGAAGCAGCAGAAGAACACGTCGACAGAACTGTTGACGCAGTTGAACGAAGCGAAGAAACAGCTCAATCTAACGCAAGAAGCGCTGATGAACTCCAAACACTCATTAGCGAGTGCCGAGGAATCATTGAATCACAGCGAAGCATTATACAAGAAGTTGACAGAGCAAATGGAATTAGAACGTCGGGAAGCAAAGAGAATTAAATGCCAACGGAATATTTATGCAAGCAGTGCATTATTATTCTTGCTTTGTGCAGCTGCAAAATAAAATTATTGGATGGTGTTACGATGGATGAAAAGGAACAAATACCGGCAGGCATTATTACAATGTTATTAAAAGGTTATGTAGAAACTATTGCTTTTCAAAGGAAACTCATCTGTGCCGCTTTGATTGGTTGGGTGGCAACAGCTATTGCTTTTATTTGTATGTAGGTAGGTGACAACAAAATGGACACACTGCTGAAGAACACGCGGGATTGGTTGCAAACTTCAACGCGGCGTTCATTCAGCGCGGTATTGGTGGAGGCAAAGATAACACCACGACAGGTAGAAATTTGCGAACTGAAATTTGTGAAAGGCTTGACCAATTATCAGATAGCAGCGGAGCTGAATGTATCTGTTAAAACGGTAGACAAGGAACTTAATACTGCGTATAAACGAATAACAAATGTATTATCATTCCTTTAAATGCGGGGAGCCGTCCTTTTTAGGGCGGTTCTTTTTTTATGGGGAATATATAGGGATTGTTTTGCTAAAAATCAGTTACACTATAAGTGAGGTGATAAGTATGTACGGACAATATAACCCTTATATGGGAGCAACACCGCAGATGCAGCAACGGCTGAATTATTTGCAGCAACAGCAACAGCAGATGTATCAACCAACTATGCAGCAGCCTATGCCTATGACATTGAAAGGCAGAATTGTTACCGGCATGGATGAAGCAAAGGCAGCTCAAATTGACCTGGACGGAACGAGCACTTTCTTTCCATGCCCTGCCGAAGGAAAGATTTACGAAAAACTTATAGGCTTAGACGGCCTGCCGATTTTCAGAGTATATCAAATTAACAATTCGCAGAAGCAGCCTGCATATGCTGAACAAAACATTGTAGATAGATTAGTAGAACGTGTGGACAGATTGGAAAAGCAGATTGGAGGGATGAACCATGAACCCGATGCAGATAATGGCAATGTTACAGAACAGCGGTAATCCTATGATGATGCTTACACAATTAGCACAGCAGAATCCTATGATGAGCCGCGCGATGCAAATGGGGCAAGGCAAGAACGAAGTGCAGTTAAAAGAAACTGTACGTAACCTTGCAAGGCAACGCGGCATGAGTGACGAACAGTTTACTCAGTTTTTAAGTCAATTCGGTTTAAAGCTCTAATGCGCGCAATGAGCTTTACATATAATTCCTGGAGGTGAAATTTTATCATGGAAGGTGCAAACATTGTTCCGGTAATGGACATGAACAGAAACAACAACTACGGCGACTGCTGGGGCGGCGGTATGTGGTTTATGTGGATTATCGTTCTTTTCGCTCTTATGGGCGGCTGGGGCGGTAATTGGAATAACCGCGGCAATATGGGCGCAGAAATCTTTGCTAATGGCAGTATGACACGTGACCAAATCGCAGACCAATTTTCTATGCAGGATATTAAAGAAGGTATTCGTGGCGTTCAAAATGGTTTGTGTGACGGCTTCTACGCTCAGAACAGCACTATGCTGAATGGTTTTAATGGTGTACAACGTGACATTATGCAGACCGGCTATCAGTTAGGCAGTCAGCTTTCCGAAAATCGTTTTGCTCAACAGCAATGCTGCTGCGAAACTAACAGAAATATTGACGCAGTGCGCTATGAGAACGCGCGTAATACCTGCGATATTGTCACCGCAGTAAAAGAGGACGGCGAAAAGACCAGAGCAGTTCTGATTGCCAACCAAATCCAAGACTTGCGCGACAAGCTGGCAGACCGTGACCGCGACTTGCAGACTGCAAACTTCCAATTATCTCAACAGGCGCAGAGTGCAAATCTTATCGGTACATTAAGACCTTATCCGCAACCGGCTTATATTACGAATAGCCCGTATCAAAGCATTGCTGCTAACGTAGCCGGTGCTTGTGGCTGTGCGTATAACGCAGGCTGAAAATAATAAGTTATGTGCATTAACTGCACTGCAAGGGACGGTGCAGGCCGTCCCTATTGCTTTAATAAAGAGGTGAAAACAAATGATTTGCAATCAGAAATCCGCATTAACAACGGTAGCAACGGCGGCGCAGACTGTTGCAGCGAACGGCTTTGTCGGCTTCCCTACTAACAATCTTCTGACTGGCGTATCTATTAAGCATCCGGCAGGAAGTACAAGCGTTAACCTTATCCAGGGACTTTACCTTGTGACTTTGAACGCTGATATTACCCCGACTGCGGCAGGCGATATAGGTTTAAATCTTCTTCGTAATGGTGTAGCAGTACCGGGAGCAGAAGCAACAGTAACCGGTGCAACAGGCGATACATATAATATCTCCTTTGCTACACTGCTTAGAGTATTGCCTAGTTGCTGTGTGATTGATAATAATGCAGCGTTGCAGGTGCAGGCTACGGCAGCAGGCACTATCAGCAATGTATCTTTGAGCGTTGTAAAAATGGCGTAAGGGGGCGACGTTATGCACAAACTAAAGAAATATTGGGAGAAGGTAAGCGCTGACCCAGTAAAGATAACAGAGATGGAAGAAATAGTTTGTGAAGCGTTAGAAGAAGTGCGCGGACGCTGCCCGAGGCTGTTTTGGGATACTGCATATAAACTGCATTGTGTAGCTTATGGCCCGCATTTTGACGAAGAGCTTGCAAAAAAGGCAGTTTCCAAAATGAAGAACATTGACGGTACGTGTGGCGAACATTGGACGTTTGAACAGACTAGCCAATTTGCAGACCAACAGGGAATACGTTGTAAAGCTGATTGGTACTATGTTATGAATATGCTGCATAGTGATTTTGCTGAAATTCTTGGAAGCGACACTAACAACTACGTGCGTATGGCAAAAGCGTATATAAACGACCCGGACGCATCAGAGGGAAAAGTTCTTGACGCTTGGCTGGCGCAGATGGAAGCCTAACTGTAAACCTTAAAAGTGAAATGAGCACGTATAAAGCACATATAGTATGCAACAGGTATGTAACAAATAGCGTAAAGAATGACTTAAAATAAGGATGCTCAATTTACCAAACGTTAATAGAGAAGGCTATCTCAATCAATCACAAATCGCAAGAAAAGCCCGTAACCATGCAGGTTGCGGGCTTTTTCTTTACCTCCGTTATTTTCAAAAAGTGTCCACAGCTTATAGAAAATAAGCTACGTATGTAACAAGTATGTAACGGGTATGTAACACGTATGTAACAAACTATATTAAATTTATAGCCTCTAATAGCTGTTCCAACGTCTTATGAGTGTAAACCCTTTCCGTTACATCGGAGCTGGCGTGCCCCAAAATTAATTTCTTGATTTTTACGTTTACGTCTTTATCATCAAGCAGGCTTGCACAGGTGTGACGTCCGTCGCCGGGCAAGTGGTCCATCTTAAACATATTCATTACCGGTTCCCAGTATCTGCTGCGGTACGTGTCATAGGATATATTCTTTCCCCGCTCATCAGAGAAGATGCATTTGCCGGTGCTGCGTTCGTAGGCAGCCTTGAAGAAGTCGAAGATTTTATCAGCAATCGGGATTCTTCTGCCGCGGCCTGCCGCAGTTTTCATGCCGCCAACGAAGAATTTATTTTCAAAGTCAACGTCTGCTTTCTCAACTTTCACTAGCTCGGTGGGGCGCATACCGGTATAACAGAGGATAAGCACAGCTTGCACTTTTATATCCTGGCTGTTCTCCCATAATATAGCAAGCTCCTTTTTGGTCAGCGGATTGTGTATCCTGCTCTCAACCTGCGGCGGCAGGCTGGTAAGCTCAACATAATTCTTTACTATAATGTCATTGGCAAGTGCGTACTTGGCCATCAGATTACACACGATTCGGATTGCCTTCTTGGTGGCGTAGCCTTTGTCGCAGTCATTAATAATCTGTTGGAATTGCGCTGTCTTAATATCTTTGAACGGTATATCCCATAGAGGCGCGCAGCGTTTGTATGCCGCTTTGTATTGGTTGGATTCTTCCTTGCCGTCAACATAGGTTGCGGCTTCCCATCTCTCGTGTACCTGGGCGAACGTCAAGCCTACGCTTTCTATGTCATAGGGTGATTGATTGTATTCAGCCAGGGCGTTAAGTGCTTCCGTGCGCTTTGCATAGTAGCCTAGTATTTTCATAAGCTGACGGCCGTCATTGGTAAAGCCCGTTGTAATGCGGACTATATACGGCCGCCGCCGATTCCCGGTTAGTTTTGTAACAGAACCATAGCCGTTAGGTAATTTCATGTTTAGTTGCTCCTTCCTTTTTCAGTTGTTGCATTTTATGCACATACTGAGGATAACGTGTGTATTGATTCTTTCAAGCGTTTATATGAAGTTATTATTCACAAATTAAACATATTATCATGATATAATATAAGTAGGTGTTCGGGGCGGCTGTGCGGTCCGGTGTAGGCGCAGTAGACGGCGCAGCTTCCGTGGGCACATATACAAGCACTTTGTACTTTCATTTTTCGGGGTGTTGAATGAAGTGCAATTCTTGATTCCCTTCTTTCTCCTTTTTTCTAGGTTTTCATGTTTTCCAGATTTTTTTCATGCAAGGCAAACCTCCTTTCAAAATTGTGTTTACGATTCGGCAAAAACAACAGCAACAATAGCTCACGTGTACGGCGTGGGCTATTGTTGTTTTTGTTTATTTATGAAAAGTGTGGGCCATAATATCACAAGCGATATATTCGTATGTAGAGAGATTATAAAGTATTCTTGATGGCACACCATGAGGAAATTTCTTTTCCAGCCTTCTAATAATGTTTTGTGTAAATAATTCCGTTGATATATTGTGCGAATAAAAAGATTCAGTATCAGTGCAAATCTTCAATAGAAAAGTACAACCAGCTATTCCGGATAGCGGTGAGAAAATGCCGTTTGCATATATAGATATAGCGGCTATTGGCAAGCACAGCATACCACCAATAACCAAAATTTTAAATGTGAGCTTTGCGAAACCTCCGAATACAAACTTACTAACATATATGCCGGCGTTGGCTTCTAGGTATTCTTGCATATACGGCATTGTCGGGTAGGGGTAATCAGCGTAAGCATTTCTGACAATCGTTCTTGCTCCTTCCTTGCCGTTGGTAAGAATGAAGTAGCAAATCAGTGTTATTATTGCAATCGCAAGAGAAATTTCATACATTACAAGCACTCTCCTTTGTAATAAAAAAAATAATGGGCAGCTTTTTAGACTGCCCATGTCACGCCTTGCGCTAATGGCACAGCGAAAATTGTTTGATAGAGGTTCTTAATCTGTAGGCTTATAGTGTCACTGTCAACCATGTTAACCACCTCACTTTCTGTCTTTATTTGATTTAATAATAGCACATTTAAATGCAAACTGCAATTCAAATAATTATCTTTCCTAAAACTCTTTATAATGAGCGAGCTTAGTGGTAGAATATAAATAGGTTCTTAGTGTTGTAGGCCTGCTTTAATTTGAATGGAGGGCACAATGCAGGTTTTATTGAGTAGGATAATCGGTATATTGCAGGAAGTGAAAGATGAAGAAACGCTGGCTGTCATATACAGCTTTATCCTTGGACTTGTAGACGAAGATTGATTTTTTATTTGCTGCACTAATTTAAAAGGCATAGCAAAATCCCCCGTACCGCGGATGGTACGGGGGATTTTTTTATTTGCCGGTTATTTGCTTTTGGCCAGATTGTGAACGAAATCTTCAAATAAAGTTTTCATTTCGGGCGGCAGTTTGAGATATTCCAAAAACAGATTCTTGGTAAACTCATCATTTGTTTTCAGCAGCTTGCCAACTTGTAGCGCTAATTCTTCGTTGGTCGTGTTCCTGGCACGGAACATTTCACCTTCGCCTGCACGCAGCCAATCTTCATTGACATAGAATTCTCGACAGATGTCTTCTATTACTCTATCTGTAATTCCCTTGCCTTCCTTTTCATACTCGCTGACGGTACTAACTGCACGTCCTAGCTTTGCGCCGAACTCAGAAAGCGTTAGCTTAAATTGCTTTCTTACTAAGGATATTCGACTGTTTATCGTCTCCATATAATCACCTCGCTTTGCTATATATATTATAGATAATCGAAAGAAAAATAGCAAGGAAAATTTTTCAATTATCGAAAAAAAGATTGACAAAACGAAATGAGTGTAGTAGTATAATATACGTAAAGCGAATAAAAATTTCGATAAACAGAAAGGAGGGAAAGAGGATGTATAGCTTTAATGAGCTGAGCGAAAGCCAAAAGCTGACAGCAGAAGAAAAAAAGACCGCTAAACAAATTCTTGGTTTGCTTAACGGTCAGAATCAGGTAGCAGCAAAGCAGATGCTTAACTTCTGTAGCTACGTAATCGAATGTAATTCTAACGTTGCTGTTGTTTTTGAAGAAGAGCAAGCAGAAGCTTGATGTTGTTATCTGTAGAGATTATCCGGCACTGCTTTTCCTGGTCAATATAAAAAGCGCAGCCTGGACAATCAATTTTAATACCGGTAGCCATACCTCCGGTAATTGGACATTTTTTAGGCATTTCAATAAACACAATATCACCTCCGTTCTGTAATACCTATTATAGCACGGGAGAGATGGAAAGGGGCGAGAATAATGGAAGTAAAGCAAGAAGTATTCACTGAAAAACGCGTAAAGCGCACGGCGGTTGATATGTCCAAACTTAAAGCGGACGGCCTTATGGTTGCAGCCGCATATATGCAAGGCTTGCAGGCTGCCGTAAGACTGTGCGAACAGCAACAACAGGTAGTCGGCCAGTAGGGCTGAAATAGAAACAAGCCCCGCGCCTAGCGTCGGCGCGGGCAGGAGGTGTGCTTTGAATAAGAACACTGACAAGGATTTGCAGCAAATCATGGCGGCTGTCTGCTGTGACACGTTGGAAAAGAAAGCCAAAAAGGAAAAGCGCGCTGGCGTTATCGAACGCATGAATCAGCGTTACGAAACGGCAATGCGCTTTATGAAAAGGAGGAAATAGAAATGCTTGGAAACGTTCCTATTAAAACGGCTGCACGGCTCATGCAGAAAAGCGAGATGTTTGTGCGTATGGGCCTGCGTAGTGGCGCGTTACCGTTCGGCGTGGCAATTCACGCCAGCAGTAAAAAGAGTTGGGCTTATCATATCAGCCCCGCAAAATTTGCTGAGTACATGGGGATTACGCCTCTTGACTTAGAGGCAGAAGTTTGGAGGTATGAATGAGCAGGAAGAAGAGAAAATGCGCTGTGTGCGGCAAAGACTTGTCGCACATGAACTTCTCTAAAGTAGTAGATAAGGAAAGCGGCCTGCTTGTTACCGTGTGCAGCGGAGGCGAGTGCTGGCGCAAGATTGTTATGAAAGGATGGGGCAAATGAGTAAGACTACTAAAGGATTAGTAAAGGCGTTCGTTGTGACTGCTATTCTGCTTGCCGGTCTTATCTTTCTGACTGGCGGCGGTGCCGCAAAACTGGCCATTAAGGCACATGGTTTTTTGTTCCCTAGTTATAAGCAAACGTTGGTTGCCTACACCGTAGGCGAGGGACAGACGCTGTGGGAGATTACCGGGCGTTACATGGACCAACAGGATAAATACCGTGATTGCCGTGAGTTTATGCACGATATAACAGAGTACAACAATCTGAACGGCGTGAAGTGGTTACAAGCGGGACAACAAATTATTATCCCGTTATATAAAGAGATTTAAGGAGGCATGAAAAATTGAAGGGTAAACTGATTATGACAGTTGAGCAAGCCGCTGACCGCGTGGCGTGGGAACGCGTCCGCAATAGTGGTATCGGCGGCAGTGATATTGCCTGCATCATGGGACTTAATCCCTGGAAAAGCGCTTACGCACTCTACGCTGAAAAGCATGGCGATGTAGAAGCAGAGGACCTTTCCAATAATGAATTTGTTTATTGGGGCACGGTCCTTGAACAGGTTGTAGCTGACAGATTCTGTGAGCTGACCGGTAAAAAGGTTCGCAAATGCGGCACATTGCAGGATGAAAGCTATGAGTTCATGCTGGCGAACGTCGACCGCCTTGTGGTAGGCGAGAATGCAGGCTTGGAATGTAAGACTGCGAACGGCTTTAAGTCGAAAGATTGGGACGGTGACGAGTTGCCGGATAGCTACTATTGTCAGTGTCAATGGTATATGGCTATTACCGGCTGCGAGAAGTGGTATATTGCTTGCTTGATTGGTGGCAACCATTTTGTATGGAAAGAAATTCCGCGCAACGATGAATTTATTGAAGATATGAGAACGCAAGCTATTGTATTTTGGAGTAATCTCGAAAGCAATATCCCGCCGGAGGTCGACGGCAGCGAAAGCACCGCCGCAACCATTGACAAGATGAACAAGGATAAGTTAGCGGTTGACAGTATCGCACTGCCGAGTGCGGCAGAACAATACATAAAGTGTATTGACGGATTGAACGCAACAAAAAAAGTGCTGCTAGAGCAGTTAGCCCAGGCGCAGAATGCGTTAAAGCTCATGCTTAACGGCAGTGAAAGCGGCGTGTTTATGGATAGAAAAATCACTTATAAACAGACTGCCGCAAGAGTAACTCTGGATGATAAGGCACTGAAAAAAGACCTGCCGGATGTATATGCAAAGTATGCTAAGGTTGGCAAGCCTAGTATGAGGTTTACGTTAAAATGAGCCTTACAGAGCAAGAAGAATTAGGCTTAATCTTCTTCCATAAACGGAAGAAATTAAGTCTGCTGCAAGGTGATGTTGCTAAAATGGTCGGTTTAGAAAAGCCAACTATCAGCTCATACGAATGCGGCGTAGTAAAAAATATTGCATTGCGCACACGTGTAAAATTGGCACAAGCATTAGACTTGTCGCTGGAAGAAATTTTATATGACAGCGAAAAAGATTGTTTGAAATTAAGGAGGTTAAAAGAATAATGGCAACTATTAATGGTATTCAAAAAAGAAATAATAGCAGTACTGCAAAGGCACCGTCGCCTTTAAGCTTAGCAATTAACAGCGCAGCGGTCAAAGAACGTTTCGAAAAAATGCTTGGTGAAAACGCCGGCAGTTATCTGTCTAGCGTGTTAACAGTATACAACAACGATAAACTGTTGCGCGCAGCGGATTATCATACAGTGCTTGCAGCAGCAGCTACGGCAGCAAGCCTCAAACTTCAAATCGTGCCAACTCTCGGCGAAGCATATATTGTTGCTTATGCCGGTATAGCTCAATTTCAAATTGGATACAAAGGTTTAATTCAGCTCGCTATGCGCAGCGGGTATATGAAAAAAATTATCATGGTGCCAGTTTATGAGGGAGAGTTGAAACATTGGAATAAATTCGATGAGACTTATGAACTCGGCGAAGCGGTAAGTGATAATGTAGTGGGTTACTTCGCGGCCATCGAAACAGTTGGCGGTTTTAGAAAAGCGCACTATTCAACCAAAGAGCAGGTACTTGCTCACGCAAAACGCTTCAGCAAGGCGTTCAATAAAGGACCTTGGAAAACTGACTTTGACGCAATGGCCTGCAAAACAGTCTTGTTGCCTATTTTGAAAACATATGCACCTAAGTCTATCGAATTATTGACTGCCTTTGAAAATGACGGAAAAGCCGCTGTGCTCAACGAAGAAACCGGCGAGGCTGAATACATCGACGTTGACGCAGAGAACGCTACAGAGCAAGCGCAGGAGCTTGCAGAGGGTGGCAAGGTTGATACTGCAACCGGTGAAATCTTCACGGCAGAAGAAATTGAAGCAAGCATGAAATAACCAAAATCATCGGGGACAAAATGTCCCGAAAAGTGGGGACAAAATGTCCCCCAACTTTGGGACAAAATGTCCCCTAAAAATTTGAAAGGAGCGGGACAAAATGTTGAATGTAAAAGCGACACCGTGCGAAAAAAGTAAAGCAATAGTTCTTGTAGGTAAAGGACACTTTGGCTTCAGTAACAAATTTGCGGACGATTTAGAAGAAGCAAAGCCAGATGCTTTCGACTTATTCTTTGAGCTTATCAAGGGAGCAGCTGGACTTCATCTTCTTTCTATGTATTCGTATAGAAAGAGCAATCCGAAACGCTGGTATAGATTTTTGAAGTTCTGCAAGAAGGACGGAAGAATCAAGGTATACCGGAAGAACAATAAAATGGTGTACGAAGTGCTGACATACTTCGAGGAGTAAAACATGGCTGGCAGGTATTATTGGTTAAAACTCAACGAAAACTTCTTTGAAAGTGATGTTGTTGAGTGGTTAGAGGACCAGGAAAACGGCGAAAAATACGTACTCTTGTACCTTAAACTGTGCTTAAAATCATTGAAAACTGACGGCGTACTTGTTCGGCAGGTCGGCAAAATGACTATTCAGCATACTGCTGAATCAATCGCTAAACAGACGCAATTTGATATTGAAATCGTCGAAAGTGCGCTTGCTTTGTTTGAACAAATTGGCCTTATTGAGAAAAACGATAAAGGCGAAAGCTACTTGCCGGAGGTTGCTAACATGACCGGCAGCGGTAGTGCGTCAGAATCAGCGACTAAGAAAAAGACGCAACGTCAAAATAAAAAGGGACAAAATGTCCCCGAAAAGGGGGACAAAATGTCCCCCGAAAAAGGGACAAAATGTCCGACAGAGATTAGAGATAAGAGTATAGAGTATAGAGATAAAGAAAAGGATGATTATCATCATCCTAAAAGAAATGACGATGACGAGGAAAAAACGCATACTGAAATTTTTGCCTTGTGGGAGAAAAACATGATGCCGCTTACTCCAATCGTCGGAGAAAAACTGCAAGCCTTGTTAGGTGAGGTTGGCGAAGCTGCCGTTGAGCAAGGAATACTAGCGGCGGTAGAGCACGGCGCAAGAAACTTTGCGTATGTGCAGACCGTAGCAAGAAACTATGCCAGCGGCAACAGCAAGAAGCAAGGCAAGGAATATACAGGCATGGACCTAGTGAACGAATTGTACGGAGGCGAAGAAGATGCTGCAACCGCAGAGAATAGCCCAAACGATTGTTAAACTGCAACAGGCAGGAAAACGGATGCCGCAGGACATACGGCCCGGCTTTGACCGCCTGGAAGAAGCGAAACGAATCTTGTCAGAAACAGTCAACCTTTGGGCAGGAATTTTTAATCAGCAGAATATAGGCCTTGACCGGTGGGAGAAAGCAGAGCAGATTGCGCTTACCTTGACCGGTGCGAACGGCCTTAACGTGAATATAATCAGCCCGGCGCTCATGCAGGCGGCTTTGAAGCAGGCAGAAGAAGCTCATGTGCAGGAGAATATAAACCGCTGCAACATGGAGAAGTTGAGCGACGGCAAGCCGCTTGCTGATAGGCTGAACAGTATGCTGCTCAAATGGACAACGGCAAAGCTGGCAGAACACCGGCTCATTATGCCGTATATGCCGCAGAACAAAGATGTGTTTGAATACGGCCGGCAAATTGGCTTGAATGATAACGCTATTGACAATCAATTCCGTATCCTGCAATGCTACATGAATGACTTCGCATACAGTTGCAAGCATCATGAACCTTGTAAAAGTAAGTTGCTGAAATGTGGCGATGAGCTTACTTTGGAGGTGCTGGCGTGAGGAATTGGGCGGCATGGGTCGGCATGAAGTACGGCACGTTGACCATTGAAAAGTTTTTAGGTTATGAGGACGCACGAAACACTTATTTTTTAGTGCGGTGCGATTGCGGAAAGACAAAAAAAGTTAAAACCGGCGAATTCCTGCGAGGGAAAGCGAAATCTTGCGGCTTGCTGAATTGCAAACGCAAAGTCGCTAGACTGTTAGACTTGCCGCAACCGCCGAAAAGCGACCCGGAGCCGAATAGAGAAATAACAAGCGCGATTGAAGCGCGCATAAAACCTAAATACTTCTGCAAGGCTGTTGCCCCAGAGTGCGTGATAAGTACACTCTTACACATCTGCTGCTGTGAGTGCGACAGACCTTGCAAGCGGTGTGAGAATACGCCGCAGAAGTGCGGAGCGAGGGAGAGAAAGAAATGCAATTCGTAGATTTCTTCGCAGGAATAGGCGGTATTCGCTTAGGCTTAGAGCAAGCCGGGCATAAATGCGTCGGCTTCTGCGAGTTTGATAAGTACGCCAGGACAGCGTATAAAGCTATGTACGATACGGAAGGAGAGTGGGAAAACCACGATGTACGAACAGTTAAGCCTTATGACGTTCCAGCCGCCGACCTCTGGTGCTTCGGCTTTCCGTGCCAAGACATCAGCGTCGCAGGCAAGCAAAAAGGCCTGCAAGAAGGTGAGCGAAGCGGATTGTTTTACGAAGTTATGCGACTGCTTGCCGGACGCAGGAAAGAAGATAGACCCCGATGGCTACTCGTTGAAAATGTTAAAAATTTACTTAGCATTGGAAACGGATTTGATTTCGCAAGGCTGTTGCTTGAAGTGGGGGGGCATGGGTACTCTCTCCAATGGGACACTCTCAACAGCAAAGACTACGGTGTTCCCCAAAACAGGGAGCGCGTGTTCATTATCGGCTATCTTGGAAACATCCGTGGACGAGAAGTATTTCCTATCCGACCAGCAGACGGCGAGAATCCTTGCGAACTCAACGAGATAACACAAGGAGTTGCCGATGCTCAAAGAATTTATGACGGCGGCGGACTAGCAAGAACGCTTAAAGGTGAAAGCGGTGGGCAGGGCGGTAAAACAGGCTTGTATGCTGTGAAAGTGTTAAAGCCGTATGGCTCAACAGGCGGTGTGTGTGGCTTTAAAATTGCCGAAAATAAAACAGGTATAGCGTCAACGTGTGCTGCACATGATTATAAAGGCATTAGCAGACATAATGGCAATGCTGTTGCCTGCGCGGTGCTAACGCCAGACCGAGAAGAGAAACGGCAAAACGGCAGACGTATAAAAGAGCCGGGAGAGCCTAGTTTTACTCTTACTGCGCAGGACAGACACGGCGTAGCGCTGCTTGACGAAAATATCCGTATTCGCCGATTAACTCCGCGTGAGTGCTGGCGTTTGCAAGGCTTTCCTGATGAATACTTTGACAAGGCGAAAGCGGCAGGCATTAGCGATACGCAGTTATACAAACAAGCAGGAAACGGCGTTACTGTTAATGTGGCACGTGCTATTGGTGAGAGATTAAAGGAGGTTGAAGAACATGACTAGCGAAGAACGCGTGAAAGTTGTTAACGATATTGACGATATTTTAGGCGATTGGACGAACAGCGGCGACGATTTTTATTTGCAACAGGCGATAGCGGCTATTCGTGCAGCGATTGAAAAGGAGAAAGAGTAAATGACGATTAAAGAGCTTTACGAATGGGCAGTAAAACATGACGCAGAAAATGAGCATTTAACATTAGATGTTTTGTCGCATTATACTGGTTATGCCACTGGACTTGATGAAAAAATGATTGTTATAGATAGCGGCAAAAATAAAAAACCTAATGGTGTGCGTATTATAGTGTAGGTCATCTTAGAAGTAAAGAAGGTATAAAGATGAGTAAAAATTTAATCCCGCAAATCGCCAAAATGTTGGGTGTAGAGATTGGCGAAAATTTTAAGATTAAAGGCGCAGACACAGACTATAACGAGTATACTTATTTCTTTGCTGATAGCGGATTAAAGGTGAAATTTGATAAACATCCAGATGTAATTCCGTCAACCGCTTTTGCAGCGGTGCCAGACTTATTGAATGGCGATGCAGAGGTCATCAAAATGCCGTGGAAGCCGAAAGAAGGTACTGACGTTTATACATTTAGCTTCACAACACATGAATATAACTCACGATTTTGCCCACATAAAGGCGTTTGGTATGTTACCAAATGGAATTGGGCCGGGTTCCCTTGGCAGATTGCTACATTAGACAAAGGCTGGGTATTCCCCACACGTGCAGAAGCCGAAGCTGCGTTACCTGCTGTGGCTGCGGAAATAGGTGTGGAGTATGAACTATAGGAGGCCTTAAATGAATTATGGCGATAAACATACCGAGGATAGCCTTGTGTCACGTTTGGGGCGTTTATATGGCATTGAGCGTGGCTTAGATTGCGGCCCCAATATCATAATGGACCAGTACTGGAGAGTATGGGACGGCGGAGAACGGCAAGACCGATACTCGGGATGCTACGAAGCCGACTTTCTGTACATAACCAATAGTAATTATCTTTATGAGGTCGAAGTTAAAATCAGTATTTCTGATTTTAGGGCAGACCAAAAGAAAGAGAAGTATCACGACCACCCAGACATTAAAGGCTTTTACTATTTCGTTCCGCAAGAACTTTACAGCAAGTATAAAAACGAAATTAGAGCTACGTGCAAGGAAAAGGGCGCAGGCTTAATTGTAGATGGTTATCCAATCACAACAGTTTTAAAGCCTAAAGTGCGCAAAGAAGTTAAACCGCTGACCGATAACGGGTATATTCATTACCTGCGACTGTTTGCCAAAAAGTGGGTGAGAGAGCGATGAAAACAGAAGGAAGGACGAAAACAACAGTTATTAGCTCTAGGCGTAGCAACCGCGTCTATTTAGTGTTCGACCAAATCAAGGTAACAAAGCCTCGCAGACAGTACTATACGGATGATTGGCGGTGGCAGATGGGGATTATAAAAGAGATTTTTACTTTTCCCTTCTAAAACTCCCTTGAAAAAGTTGTAGCTGGGGATAAAAATTCCCTTGAAAAAGTTTAGGAGGTGAGAAAATGAATAACAAGCCTATATGTGGCGAATGGCATGGCAATGACGTTGTGCCGAGCGAAAATGAACTCTGTATTTTTGAAATCAAAGTCGGAGAATCGTCAAAAGGAGACATATTTATTGGCTACAGGCAATGTGACACAATCGCTAGAGAGAGCTTTGACTGCGAATTCGCATGTTTTGAAGATGCCGTTATTCGCTGGTGCTATATTGATTTAAATTAAGCCCATGGGTGCGGCGGCTGGGTTGCCGAACGGCAGTAGGTTGCGGACTTGGCAACGGTAGGCCCATTATTGTTATGGACTGATGAAACAGGCCTGCGTAAAATCCAAGAATTCCCTTGCCGCCGCTTTTTATAAAGGAGTGATACAAAATGAGCAGGTTAGATAGCAAACCAGTAGATGAATTGCAGTTGAAACGCATCCAAGATTTAAATGTGGCTGCCAAATATCTTGAATACAGAATCAACGAGCTGTGTCCTAAAGGCAGAGAACGAAAGATTGCATTACAAAAGCTTGAAGAAGTTATGATGTGGGCAAATAAAGCAATCGCGTTTGAGGGTGCAGACGAATGATTGACGATGATGAATATTATCCTTGCGATAATTGCGACAATCTCTGCGATGAATGGGAACGGCAATACTGCTGTGAACTGTGCCGCTATTACGGCGGTGGGGACGAAATGGAATGTGCCCATTGTGACCCCATGAATATTTAAGGAGGTAAAAAATGATTAAATATTACGATATAGAAGCTTTAAGTAACAGAGTTAGATATGCAATTCGCGGAACGTATTTGTTCGGCGAAGACCAAATAGTCGTAGAATACGTTATGTATATAAATGGCAGTATTTTTGGTAATGAAATTCTGCAATCTTTTACCAATGATGTGCCGGATTTTATAGACGACGCTTACATTTGTGTCAAAGGAGATTTAGAAATTGACATAGATGAGGAGTTCGGCAATGTTGAAGAAATTCGCGTCTTTAACAGCAATGGTAAAATAGTGTTCTGCTGCTATGATGCGGAGGTTTTACAGCAATACCTTGTAGGTGTTGAAATTGTCGGAGTTGAAAATCGGGGGTGAGGAAATGACAAATGAAAAATTAAACGTCCTGCTGTTCGCTTTCCGCTATGCCGTGCATAGAATCCCGACGCAGAGTCTGGCGGCTATCCAAAGTGAATTGGTGGAGAATCTCCATGAAATGCCGGATTGGATGTTGGAACAAATGGAACGCGACATTGACTGGAATTTTCAGTTAATGGAGATGCGCAGAGGCAAAGACGGCAAGGTTAAGTTTGATGATGACTGCGAATTTCAGCGGCCGATATTGGAGGCAATTAAACAGGAAAGGGAAGCGAGACAATGAAGTATCTTGTAACCTGGAAGAGTATCGCTTTTCCCGATATGGACTTGCAAACCTGCGTTGAGGCTGAGAACGCCGATGCAGCGCAGGTTAAGGCAGAAGCAGAAGTGTCGGAAGATTTTAAGGATGTCTATTATGTTGACTATGTGAAGGAGGCACAAAAATATGAATAAAGGGTTAAGCGAATTTATGTATAGCCAGCTTGACGAATTGGAGGAACTGTTCAAGAAAAAGCATGAACAGTATTCCTCCGGCGCAGATGAGCTTGCTAATTTTCGCTGCGGCGCGCTTCTGAACGGACGTAGCGACGATGCAGAGGGAATGTTTGAGGAGCTGAAAGCGTATATGGCAAAGCATATCGCCTTTGTTTATACTCACGATATTCACGGCGATAAAATCGCTGAAAGTTTGAAGGACATTGCCGTATACAGTCTGATTGGCTTATATATGGCGGAGCTGGCAAAGGAAGAGGACGAAGAAACATATAGTCTGGGGCCTTGCCTTGATAGTGCTTTAATCGCAGCTGCAAACAAAAGCATTAAAGCTTTTCGCAATTTACAAAATGAGCTTAATTCTGGCAATTCAGTACAGAAAAGCAATGAGGATGCAGAAAAATGAAATTAACATTTACGATTCCAGGCGAACCGACGGCGCAGGGACGGCCTCGCTTGTCTACTCATGGCGGATTTGTAAAAGCATACGACCCGGAGAAAAGCCGCAACTATAAAGCCTACGTCAAACTGTTAGCTAGTGAAGCGATGCAAAATATAGGGCTGACGCTCACGGAATTGCCCCTGGGCGTTGAGATAATAGCTGACGTGGGTATTCCTGCCAGCAAGTCAAAAAAATTCAAGGAGCAGGCTTTAAACGGCTTGCAACTGCCAATCAAAAAGCCGGATGTTGATAACGTCGCAAAGATTATTCTTGATTCTATATCTGGTATTGTCTATAAGGATGATAAGCAGATTGTTAAGCTTACAGTTTATAAAAAATATAGTGATATTCCGAAGGTTGAGGTAAAAATTTATAATGTTGAATAATTGTTTGATACTTGGCTGGGTAAAATTTGAACCGGATGCAAAAGTTATGAAGAACGGCAAAGAGGTATGCACCCTGGAAATACAGTGTGCTCGCCAATATCGAGATAAAGATAATAAGCGCGTTTACGATTACATTTCTTGCCGCTGCTTTGTGCCTGGACTGATTAAATATATCAGCAATTTTGTTACAAAAGGCTCGCAAGTTATTGTGGGCGGCCGCTTCCAGACTGATTTATATGTGGACAGAAACGGCAAAAACTCTAAGGCAAGCTACTTGCTGATGGAGCATTTGGAATGTGTCAGAATTGCGGAAAATACAGCGCCGTATCCTCCGAAAGAGGAACGGAAAGACCCGCTTGATGATGTGGACTGGTAAAGAAAATGGACTACGCAGAAGCCGCAGATTATGCAGAAAGCTTACTCTTTGCAAAAAACGCGATTGGTAAAGCGGTTGTTTCCGCCAGGATGCAGCAGAGGGCGGAACGCTTGGAATTTGATATGAGGACCGGCGGCGATTCTACGGCACGGCTCGCGATTCAAGCGGTAACGCCGCTTGCCGCGGTCCGTTGTATTTATCTTGGGCAGGCGTTTTTGGTTTACCAGCCGGAAAAATGGCTGGATGTTATGGAACGTTCGCTTCTTCTGTTTCGGCAGCGGTTTGGTGACAAGTCTTATAAGGCGATTCAACATCGGTACGTATACCATTGGACGGTCCGCAAAATTTCCGTAATTGATGAGATTAGCCCGCAGGTGTATGCGCTTCGCCGCCGCTCGTTCATTGACGGCTTGCTCATGCTGGCGATTCAAGAAGGATTGATTCGGATTGATATAAACGCGAACAGTTTCCAAAAGGCCAGGGCAGAACAGAAGCAAGAAAAGTAAAGGCAGGCGCGCGGCGCTGCCGCTTCCAAACATTAAGAAAACGCTTGCTATAAAGCCCGGTGCTGCCGGGCTTTTTTGCTTTTCGCTTCCCTAAAGTATGTGCCACGCGCGCAGAAAAGGGCCGCCACGTGTTCCAATCATGGCAGCCCTAGGATTATACCTGTAAAACATTTCGACTTCAAAAATATATAGCCTGCTCGCATTTATAGGATACAGAAAAGCCCCGGGGCGTTTGCCCTGGGGCTTGTTTTTGAATAGTTTAAGTTGCTGATTCAGCGGTCTAAACAAAAATTGCTTACGCTTGTTCCGTATACTTCCGCCTTATATATGCGGCCGGGGTTGCCGGTGAAGAACCAGCAAACAAAGAACACTTTCGGTCCGTAAATTGCAACGCTGCAATTATTCGCAAGGTCAATAATAAGATTATGACTATTACGACACACGCCGTCAAGCTGATAAAATTTCTTTCGCTTCACTTTAAAGCCTCCTTGATTTCTGCGGTCCATTCGTTCCGGCTTTTAAAGCCGCCTGCTTCCGCAACCATAGCGGCAATGATACGGCATGAAAAATCATGTTCCGCTTTATGCATTGCCGGTTGCTGGCGAAATTCTTCAATTTTCAGCAATAAATTTAACGCTTCTTCACGTTTCATTGCTTCAACCTCCTTGTTTTAATAAGCGTTTACCTTCCAATCGTTCCAATCGTCAAAGGTGACAACTGACAGCATTTTACGCAAAATGCAAATATTATCTTGGTACGCCGCCTGTTGCTTTTTCAGCATCTGCCAGGCGGCGGCTGCCGCTTCTGCGTCGCTGATGATTTCGGCCGGGCTTTTACCGCTGGCCTGCTTTTCCAGGCGCTTCAGCTCGTCGCGCATGTAGTCACCGTTTAAAATGCGGTTATTCCAATCACCGCCGGGGCGGTCCCACGGGCCAACCGTAAAGCTCGTATGAACGTGCTCGCGCTTGTCAATGTCATAACTGATTGTTGTTATATCGTAGGTGACAGAGTAGCCGGCGGCGCGGACGGCGTCGCGGATAGGCTGCAGCCGTGCGCTTTTCTCGCGCGTTTCCGCCTTGAAAATATCGGTATATGCGATATAGCAGCGACAAACGGCCTGCGCTTCTGCGTTTACCGCTTCTGCCGCGAAAAATTCGGCGGCGAAATGGTTGGCCAGGTCGGCCACGGTCTGCGCCGGTGTAATACGTGCCACGTGTTCGCGGCATAAACGCCAGCATAACGCGCGGCGCGGTTCTACCGCTGCCAGGCTCGTTTCTATAGCTTTCGCTAATAATTCGGCTTTATTCATTGTTTATGTCCTCCCTTTTAAATTTTCAAGGTTCATTTTTTGGCCTGCCTCATCAGTACCGGGGCGGCCAGTCCCCGATATACGCCGCCGCGCTGGCGGCGTTTCGGCTTATTGTAACAAGGGCGTTTCCGGGCGGTACTTTAAAAACTCGCTGCCGTGCAGGTCGCGGATTTGGTCCATGCTCAACGTGCGGCGGACCTTCTTCACCCATTCCCCGGCGTGCCAATACCATAATTTTTTCTTGCTGGCCCATCTGCAGCCCGCTTCCTTTAAAACGTCCTTGGCGGCTTTCGTTTCGCCGCCAATCCATAACCAATTACCGCATATCTCGATTTCAAGGCCTTTCAAGCCCATGAGCACGGCCAGAATTTCGGCGAATTCCGCTTGTTCGGCCAGGATTTCGGCGGCTGTTTTATAGGTGCCGTCGGCTTTCTTGTTGCGCTGCCACTCCTGGCGGCTTTCGCTTTCGGCAAGTTCGGCGGCGCGCTTGTCGTGCGCTGCACTCATTGCCTTAAATTCGGCGTCCGTGCCTCCCTTGTCGGGGTGGCAGCTCATGCAGGCTTTTTTAAACGCCTTTTTCAGTTCCTCGATTGTTTCGCAAGCGGCAAAAATCTTTTTCCAGTCCATTTTCTTTTCCTCCTTTTGTGTTTGTTCTTTTTGTGTAGTCATTTTTAGTTCCTCCTAAATATAGCCATGTTGACTAGTTGTTTGTTTTTATGTCTATGATTATAGCGTATGCGGCTATACTTGTCAATAGCTAAAACGGATATTTTTATATTTTTTTTGACTTGTTTTTTAGGCGCGGCGGCTATATAATGTAGATAAACAAGATTGGAGGGTAAAACATGAGCAAACAAGCAAGCCAAGCTATAAAG